TTCCCGTGGAGCATTCCACGGGTAAGCGTATTCTTGATTCATGCAACAGCCTCGCCGGTCGCCAGAAGAAAATGAGAAACAAATTCAGCAACAAGCTGGGGAACTATGGCGTTACCATATCCGCGTAAACGTCCCACCCGGCGGGAAAGCCCATAAGCTGCCTGGCCATATCCACGTGGTAGGCTTCTAACGATGCCATCTGCTCCCGTGTTGGGTTCCCATTCAGCCCAAAAGTGTGTAGCCACATCTGACGATAAAGCGTGTCGTTTCGCATTCTTCCGTCCTTCCGAAAGAATGATTTGCTTATGTTGCCCCTGTCCCGAAATGACCGAGCCGTGACTGTTGCCCAGGGTTGCACCGAATACGATCCGCTCCCTTTTATGCTTAGCGCCGACGCCTGCAGCAGGAAGTACGGCAAACCCGCTGGTGTAACCTTCCTCCGACAGCTCAATGAGTAAGGCGTCGAGCCAGTAATCTTTCTGTATTGCATTTTTAACCTGCTCACCAAAGACTCTTGCAGGCTTACATTCACAGATGAGATTGAGAAAGGTTGGAGCCAGGTGACGTGGATCGGCTTTCCCGACACCCAATCCAGCCAGACTAAAAGGCTGGCACGGCGGACTTCCCGTCCACAGCGGGTAAGTGTCTGGCACTCCGGCGAGTCGCAGAGCGAGGCTCCATCCAGCGATCCCAGCAAAGAAATGACATTGTGTGAATCCGTTAAGGTCGGAAGCGTTAACATCTGTGATGCTCCTGTCATCTACGACGCCTGGCGCTATCAGATTCGCGTCGATAAGGTTGCGCAGCCATTGCACTGCAAAAGGATCAACCTCGTTGTAATAGGCTGTCATTGGTGTGCCTGGACTTCGCAAGAGCTATCCAGCCCGGATGCCATATCCCAAGCGATCACAACCGGGGTGTGTTGCGGTTTGCGCACAGCAATGATTTCAGAGGCGCGCTTTCCCTTTCCTGCCGCTACTCCAACCGAGCGGGCTACACTGATGCTGGTGATATTGAAATCGCGAAGAATGCTGCGGGTGTAGAGGGTATCGCTGTTTGAAACCACAACCGGGCAACGCTCTGAGACGCCGAGCAACATGCTGACCAGATCGTGATGCTCATCTTTGCTAAAACCTGCAGAGTGATATTCCGCGAATGTACCGTTATAGGGCGGATCGCAATACACAACATCCCCGGATTTTGCGAGGCGCAGCGTTTCGCGGAAGTCGGCACAGATAAACGTCGCGCGCTGAGCTTTTTCTGCGAATGCTTCTATCTCAGTCAGCGGGAAATATGGCTCTGTGTAGTTACCAAATGGGATATTAAATTCGCCGCGCTTGTTGTAGCGGCAAAGACCGCGATAGCCATTGCGGTTCAGGTACAGGAAATAAGCGGCGCGCTCCAGCAAAGGCAGCGACGGATCATGATTAAATGCTTCACGCACGGCGTAATAACTTTCGCCGGTGGTGTTCTGATTAAAGAGGCTAGCCGTCACAATTATAAACGGGCGGGTGTGCTCTTTTATCTGGCGATAGAGGTTGATGAGGTCAGGGTTTATATCCGCAACCAGATAGGACGGATAATCGGTACTCATCATCACTGCGCAGGAACCGGCGAAGGGTTCGACCAGGCGATCACCTTCTGGCAGGTGCGCTAGCAGATCCGGCATTACGCGGGATTTATTGCCCGCCCACTTAAGGATCGTGCTCATACCGCACCGCCTTTTGATACTTTTGCGCGCAGTTCGGCCACGTTCTGACAACCGACACAACGAGTTACACCACACACGGCGCGGCGACGCTTTTCCGGGATTGGCGCATCGCAGTCTTCGCAGAAAGACGCCGCTACGCTGACCGGGCGGTTAACCACGCTGGAAATGTTGCGCGCCAGCAACTCGTCGGCGCGAGCCTGCGCCATGTCCATTGAGTCGGCCATTAGTGCAGCTCCTGTGATTCACTCTGATAACGCTCAGCCTCGCGACTGATCAGCTCAGCGGCTTCAACGCCGGAAAGCCCCTGTTGATGAATGTGCAGAGCAAGCTCGGCCAGACGTCCTGAAACAGCCATTGCACGGTCTTTGCGCTCCTCGATCCGCGCCTTAGTGATAATTGCTGCCAGCGCTTCTGTGTCTGCATCAAACTTAAGTGTCTCGATATTTCGCATTCCACTTTCTCCTGAATTTGGGCAAAAGAATGCCTGGCGGGTTAACGCCATTTATTTGCATAGGATTATTTAGTTAGAAAAGGTCATTCGCTTTGGAAATAAACTCACGACTGCTTTTAAATGATTCATTGCACAAATAAGCGCCTTTCGTTCATCAGTAGTCAGTTCACTAAAATCAACTTCGTGCCTGTCTTTACCGATGTTAGCCAGGAACAGAATTGCGCTCAGCGCGCGTTTGTTTTCCTGATAATTACTGTCTGTCACATCGCGTATTTCAGAGAAAAAACGAACCATATCTTTTTCACAGTTATCGCCCATCAGTTGTGCGCGAATTAACGCAACGTGATTCAGCGCCGAAACCCTCTGCCCGGCAGTAAGCTCGACCAGCATTGAATCGCCCTCGATAGCCATGATTTACCTCTGCTCTCTTTTACCTGTACCTGCTGACTTAATACCGGATGCCCGCGCCTGCCGTTCTCGCCCATAATCCAGCCATTGCCGTATGACATTGACGGGCTCTGGCGCTTGAGGTGTGCCGCAAATGAAATCATCGTGCGCCCTCAGCTGATGCCAATCGAAGCACCCAGCCCGCTGATAGCGTCAACGGTTGAGGCTAAAGTCGGGTTAGAGTGAACGCGGGTCTGTACGGCCAGTGCGGCCAGCATCATGCAGCGAATGCCGGTATTTGCGGCCTCCAGAATACTGCGGCGGCATGTTGCAGTTATCCGCTCCGGGTTTGCGGCGCTGGCAGCCATGCTTCCGACTTCAGTAGTAGCCTTCAGCACGTAGGACTGAAACTTTTCTTTTGCCAGCTCATTAACCGGCACGCAGGGCAGGCAATGCAGTTGAGCCAGCATCCCATCCATCAGCGTGGCGTCTTCGGTCAGGTCGGTAAGTAGCAGTACTTCTGGAGCAGTCAGCTCATGCACCTGATCCGGGTTGAGCTTGTTGCGCAGGGTTTGAACTCTCATGCCTGCACGCTGCGCCAGCTCAGCCATGTTATGCGTAAGGGCAAACTTGCGGCAGGCGTCATCATAGTGGTTATGGGTGGAAGTCTTAAAATCAAACATGGCTATTCCCTTGCTCAACTTAAATAATCAAAATCAGTTCAGAGATTGCGAGGTGCGGGCATCAATATAACGACAATCGACAGCCTGCTGTGTGAGTTTATCGCGCCATGCTTTGACGTTGATAAGGACTTTGCTGCGTTTTTCAGCGCTTTTTTTATTGATGAAATCCTTGGTTGGAGCCTTGAGCAATATGCCCTCGTCAAGCCACTGCCACACAAGGCGCTCACTGACGCCGCGCATTGCTGCGAAGTCGCGAACGCTCATGGCGTCTGCCATTGCAGAGCCGATCATTTTTTGCAGGCTTGGCAGTAAGGCTGAGACAAGCGCATTGATTTGTGAGTCGGTAAAAGGACTGGATTGCTTTTTCGAGCCTTCAGGCTCATGCGTTAAAGTTGCTTTTGCATCTTTCATATCGCATTATCTCCGATTGTGTGAAATATGGTGCAGTGACGTGCATTTTGGTCGATGAGCGTCACTTTAGATCGAAAATGCGATCATGTAAATCGATTTTGAGTGTGAGCTAATAATGAATGATGAAAATTTGAATACGCAGGAGTTGATAGAGCGGATCAGCTCGTCATATGGCGTCACCACTCAAAGAGCGCTTGCAGAAGTCTTGGGTGTGCCATCTAACAGCATCAGCACTTGGATTCAGCGCAACAGCCTGCCTGGAAAGGCGATTATCCAATGCTCTCTTGAAACCGGCGCAGACTTGAACTGGTTAATGACTGGTGAGCTTGTTAATTCGCATTTGCGAGATGAGCCTTTGCTGAAAGGTAAGCAGCTTTACGATGAAATCATGGCTAACGGCGGGAAGTTAGTTTTACGCAGACTCTTAGATGCTTACGGCTTTAGCATGCAAAAGGAGCTGGGTGATTTACTTGACATATCTTCTGGCACAATCAGTACATGGATCCGCAGGGAATATTTCCCCGGAGATGTAGTAGTTGCATGCGCGTTAGACACAGGCGTGTCTCTCAGATGGTTAGCAACTGGTAAAGGTGAGATGTTCGATAGTCAGCCCGAAGTTGTCGCATCATCAATAAGTATTCCGAAGAAAAAATTAGTGTCGGGCGTTCTCAATGACGCAGGAAATTGGCTTATGGATCCGGCACTTTCTGCAGTCGATAAAGATTGCTTAGTGTTTATTGATGGTGTTGGTCACTCATGGCTAGTGAATACTGAGGCCAAGAACATCGCGAATGGCCGCTGGTTCGTTAATATTGATGACTCTTATGATGTGTATGATATTTCTCGGCTACCCGGTGGGAAAATCAAGCTAACCAATCCAAATGTCTCGTTTGAGTGCGGGGCATCTGATGTTACCCCTTTTGGGGCTGTATTATTTACTCTGGAAAAACACGTATAAGGAATGGAATGAAAAAGTTATTTCTTGTCATAGCATGTCTTATTGGAACATCTGCATCTTATGCTGCCGAAAAATCAATTGATTTGGATTCATTAAAATTAGGTGAAGACTGGCCCCTTACCTTTAATAAAGCTAAGGTGTCCTGCATTAATAAACGGTTCATCTTCGTTTATAACACTGAAACAGATGACCGATATCCCGTGAATGGTAGCGCGAAAGATGCAGTGCAGTCCGGGAAAATGGAAGGTTACGACATAGATGCTGTATGGGCTGACGACCCAAACTATAAAGGGGTTAAGAAAAGTATTAGCCCAATCCTTGATGCTGGCAACAACCTTTGTGAGCAATAAGTAATTTACCTCGGTTCTCACTATGACTGTCACTAAACAGAAAAATGGCAAATGGCTGACGCAGGTGTTCCCAAACGGAAGGGAAGGTAAACGCATTCGCAAACAGTTCAATACTAAGGGTGAGGCCGAGGCTTTCGAAAATTATATAAAGAAGGAATCGGAAGAAAAGCCCTGGCTTGGTGAAAAAGAAGACCGCCGCAAGCTAAGTGAACTGATTGATTTATGGCATCGCCTACACGGCCAGTCTCTTTCAGCCAGTAAATCCCGACTCGCAAAACTGCACATTGTTTGCAAAGGCATGGGTGATCCCATTGCGGCAAAGATCACCCAAAAGGATTGGGCGCACTACCGCGACAAACGGCTAAGCGGCCAAATTGATAACGGGTATCATTCAAATCCAGCTAAGTGGGTGGCTAAGCCGATTACAGTCAACCGCGAGCAGCAATATCTCGATGCTGTTTTTAATGAACTCCGTAGGCTGGGTGAATGGAAATTACCCAACCCTATCGAAGGGGTTCGCATCT